CCTGACACCTGCTGAAAAGAAAACGATCGAAGCAGTCAGAAAACAAACCGAGATTCCGAAGAAGAAGATCCCGGCTCATCTCCGTCATCTCATGTAAACACGTCTTCTACGATCCGATCCGATTTAATAAAACTTAGGAAAGAAAATAACTATCATCTTGCCTACAAATATTCACTCAACTCAAATTCTATACTCCATCTTCTCAATTCCAGCAACATGTCTGCCCACGTTAGCCGACCAATTCCTGCTTCATTCGTGAACCAAAGCACTTATGGTGTTAACACGAATCTCAATCGCGACCGACTCCCGAAGATCCCTGACAATATCCAGGTCGAACTTGAAGCAATCGTTTCTGGGAAAAGCCACGTGCCTTCTAGAATTGCACTTGCAGGTCTTCAAGTCGCAGAAGACCATAACGATATAGTTCGTCTCGTAATCGGAGCAATGCTCGATGCCAGTAAGACAACTCCAACTGCTGCGAAGCTTAAAAGCGTTTGGAAAGATATCAATGAGCGTGAAATCCTAGCTTGGGGTCTCAACAGGCTCACTGGTGCAGGGTCATCGAACGTTGCGGAAGAAGATCCATCTGGCGTGGATCCGTCAAGCGTGCCGATTCCAATTACGTCGCGCTCTGGCACAAATCATTTTCCCACTGCCGGTATGCCGACCTGGATCACGGAGCTCGAGATGCTAGACGACGACGTCGGTCTCGCAATGACCGTTTCTAACTTCGAAATCTGCGCGTATGCCGGAATTCTCGCATATGCAATTGCCAAACAACCGACTGCTCAAAATCTGGAAGCCTTCAACCAGAACCGTCGCAACGTTGTGCGCGAATACATGGCGACTGGAGAGATGCAAATCTTCATCGATGAGTCCAAATTCCTTGACCTAAACACGCTTGGAAAAGTTCATCGAGCGTTTAACACGGCCATCAGAGATCGTGCCCTTGTCATTTCGGCGATAGTTGATCACGATTCCGATCTGGTGTCAGGTGTAGAACTCATGTTCTATTCAATCTTCCGCCTCACCGCCGGTGCTTCTCTCAATCCTCTGCTCATTGTAGTACGATATGCACGCATTTACTGGCAGTTTTACGAAGAGTTCAGAGATCTCCATACTGAGTACCATGCAGCAGATCATGCATTGCAACGATTCCTGGACGTTCCGGCAAAGCAGCGCATGTATTTGAAGGTCATCTTCGGGAGCTCTTACGTACCGGTGCCGCGTGATGATATTAACAAGCTCCTCGGATGTGCGGTCTTCGCTCTACAACAATCAGAGTCCTCTCTGGCGAACTATCGAGGCGGAGTGCTTAGTGTTGAGCATCGAAACAAGCTGATTGCTCTTCTCAATGTCGTTCCTACTCGCGAAGAAGAAATTCCCGAAGAAACCACCGCTTAAATCCCGAATACTATTCACTGATCCCCTGGCAAGATATCGACACAAGGATTTAATAAAACTTAGGAGATAACATAACGAATATGCCACAAAACGTCTCAAACATTCTTTCTGCGTACCTAATGGCAATTGAGTTGATTGTCGCAGTACTACGTCGCGCCGAAATTGAAAATCGTATTAACTCTGATGACATGAATGAGACTGACGAAGATCAGAAAGACTATGAATTCGTTGAAGTAGTCTGATCTGCTATTTAATAAAACTTAGGAG